TATTTCATTTATCTGTGACTTAAATTCGTTGAAGGGCTTCATATATTCCCTCTCACGATTGATTCTCTCGTCGTTGAGTGCTTTTTTCAGCTTGTTTAGTGCTGCCTTATCAGCTTTAGCGTCCTTGATCTGATCTTCGCCATAAACCATGACCTCGTAATCATGGGCTTTTGCAGTCAATTCCGCTTTTAACTCGTCATAGTTAAAGTTGATCTGTTCTGGTATTTTTAATTCTGCTATTTTCAGTTCCATTTCTAAATCCTCTCTTAAATGTTAGGTAAAATTAACGATGGTCTTTCATCATGTTCAATATTCTGAACAAAAGCTTTTTCAGCCTGTTCAAGTGTTACAATGTCGTTGACGACTTCCGCGCGGTCTATACGGTAATGCCGCACTTGACAATATATATCGTCCTCAAATCCAAACCTGAGCCTTGCCTTTAAGATGGCAAAATCGAAACCCGTCACCATGAAATAATGTAAAATCTGACAAAAATAATTGTCGGGGATTCTGTTCTCCCACTTTTTCAATGATATGTTGTTTACAATGTTTGTCGTCTTGATCTCTAAAATCCCTTTTCTGCCTGTTTCTTTTTCTATCAACCAACCGTCAAGGCTCGCATGTGCGAACGGATATTCCGTATTTATCCACATGTTGTTTTCTTCGTAGCAAACCTCATATTGTGGATGATCTAAGGCGAAAAGCTCCCTGATGTGACTTTCAGCTCTGTTTCCGAATACCACTTCGGGCTTGTCGCTTATGTCTGGACTGTCGCGCCTGTGGGTCTTTTCTTCCCACAACTCAACATTTGACTTCCACGGGTTTAATCCGAGGACTGCCGCCGCATCTGAACCGCCAATTTGACTTGTGCGCCCTTTCAGCCATTCCGCGCGGCTGTTAAATGTTTTCATTTGTACCATGATCTCACCCCCTTTCGTTTACTATTCTACAACAATGTTGTTGTACATGTCAAGAAAAAAAAGAAAAGACACCCTCTTTCAAGAGTGCCTTTTCCTCTGATCTACCCAACCAGATAAATATTTAGTTCAACCCGGAACATTATATCAAATATCCGCTAACTTTCGCAAGACTGATTGATATAATTTTGGATTAAGAACTGAAAGCGTGGCTATAAGTTCATCAATTACGGGAAAAGCCTTTTCAATTCCTTTATCTGCTATAATCTGTGAAAATTCGCTGTCTGTGAGATAGTCCATATTTGGACTATCAGAAGATGCAGCCATTGAATAATTGTTCGGAATTTCTGTTTTTTCTCCATACATATTATCTAAAATTGTATAGAAAGCCGCTAATTTAATGCAGGTATTGGCGTTTGGATTTCTTTCACCTTCACACTCTGCGATAGCTTCTTTTAAGTCCTTTTCCGTAATCATAAACTCACATTCTTTCTATCTTGCTTGCAAGGTTTTCGATCTCCATTCTTACCTTTTCGTCCGGCGCATCTTCCATAAGTTCTCTAAGTTCTGTGATAATCATGGAATTATCGCCCGAATACATACGGCTTGAATAACGCCCCATAGCGTCACGCTTGGCGTTGCGCCCTCTTCCTCTTGCGTAGGATGAACCGCCCCGGTTATAATTGCCGCCCCTTGCATAAGAGCCGCCACGCATCGACATTCCATCATCATACATTGCGCCGCTGTACTCGTCTGAATCTTCCATGATGTTACAAATGTGATCTATTGAGCTTGTTATATACTTGATGCTTTCAACATCTTTTTCAGAAAATTTTCCGTTTTCTGCATAATCTTCAAGCTCTTTCATAAGCTTTTCTTTAAGTTCATAAAGTTTGTGCATTTATGTTTCCCCCCTTCCTTATGCAATTCGGTTTACAGTCAGTGAAGCGTTTCTTCTGACAAATATTGATGGTGTAGGTGTCACAGTAGCATCGTCTTCAGTTGCATCCACATAAGCAGCAGAAACAGACACACAGCATCCACATGGAACTGTAATTGTAGCCGATGTATGAACGTGCCACACATCTTCCGCTGCCGCCGGTGTGACAATCGCAATGCTGTCGGGAATTGCCACACCATTCAATGTGATAGCTAATGCCAATGGCGTAACAGTCCCACCTTCAGGAATGGCAACATTTGCCTGAAGATCAACTTCATATCTTGCAAATCTGTTTGGTGTGCTGCCTTTCAAAGTAAGAACCCCTGTTGTAATGGGGACTACACACCCCTTATTACACGGAATAGATACAATATTAAATGGAATTGTATTGTTTAAAGCAACATTCTGATCCGTACTTGTAATATACTTTGCCATGGCGCCACCTCATTCAGTTTGCAAAACCGTTACCACAGCCACATCCACCGTTCTGATTGCATGTAAAAATAGGGGTGCGACCGTATACGGGAGTAGTCGGAACGGGGCAAGAATTAAGGCGGTTATAAAGCTGATCGACCTCGTTAGCAAATCCCTGTGCAATAAAGGCGTTCTGTGCTGTCTGAGAAGCCGCAAGGTTTGCCATGTTAAGCTGTGTCTGTAATTCCGAGATACGATCATTTTTAGCTTCAACCTGTGCTTTAACGCCGTCAAGTTCGAGCTGACAAAGCTTGTCAAGAATCGCCTGTGTTCCCTGTGTCTGACTCTGAATGATATCTCTTGTATTATTCGCATCAGCAAACCTTGTGGCATTTCCTTCATTCTGGATGATATTCTGTGTCTGACAGTTAGCAAGCCTGTTCTCACAGCAGCAATCAGCGAACTGGCTCTGAATGTTATTAAATCCCTGCATCATTGCCGTCTGTGCACCAAATGCCTGGTTCATATTTGCCATCTGACGGGCATTTGCTGAACTTTCAGCATTTGCAAAGCCGTTATTGACCGTTGCGTTTACCCCTGCAAATCCATTGCAAAGACTTGTCTGCACGTTTCCAAAGCCATTACAGAGCTGTGTTGAAATGTCGCTGATTCCATCACGAATGGACGTAACGTTGCTATTAAGCATCTGATCTCTGAAACCATCGTTTACCTGCTGACTCTGATTCATCCATGGATAGAGCATAGCCCCATCTGCCGCCATTGCGCCGACACCGCCGCCGTAGCCGCCAAAGCCGTTACCCCATCCGTTACCTGCAAGAAGTAGCAAAAGGATTATCCAAGCCCACGAATCGCCGCCGAACCCGTTACCGTTTCCGTTTCCGTACATCGGAGCAACAGGCATTACCATTCCATTGCTGTTTTCATCTGTAAGCGCCATATTTACCGCCTTTCTACCGCTTAACTGTTAGCGGTCAGCAACCATTTTTCTGTTAAATGGTCGGTTTATAGTATCTATATAAAGCCTTTAAGACTTCATACCAAAAAATGATCTCATGCTGTTCGCCTGTTGGACTGCATCATTGTACTGATTCTGTGTGATTTTTCCATTCTTCATTAAGTATTGTGTTACCTTCTCCGGATTATTTGCAATGTTCTGAGGTATTCCATATTGTGAAAGGATGGACATAGGATCATTTTTTATTTTGTTTAGCATCTGCATTAACCGGATTGGATTCATGCGCTTGTCACCTCTTTGATCTTCTCTAAAATTCTATTTTCAAGTGCTGATAATTCCTCATGTGTCGCGTAATCGTTTTTCTGTTCATTTATCTGAACATTGTTTTGAGCTGAATTTTCTCCACGAATTGTATAATCAAGGATTTTCATTGAAGGCATACCCGAAGCATCAGCACTTTTCAAATAAATAGTGCGGCTTTCAGAATCCCATAACTGAACTGTATTATTAGGAGCTACCAAATAGCTTTTTGCCCCTGCTTCTCCTTGAACCCAGATCAAATTTGAATTGTTCTGCGGCTGTGGTGTTGGCTGTGGCATTTGCTGTTGAGTTGAATAATAGGGGTTATATCCCATTGGATACACTGAACCATAAGCCATTTTATTTAATCCTTTCTGAACCAAAAATATTGAGGTATTTCATCCGAACTGTTCCACGTATCATATAAATTTTCGTCTATGACCGTTGCCGTATGTGTTCCAAATCCGAGAACGTAAACACCGTCGGGATTGTCACGGCAGAAGTCAGCGGCGGTATAGCAGTCCGGGCATGTATTGGGTATGACCGCCCTATAAAATCCATGCTGACGCAAGACCGCGCCCCATGCGGCGTTATTATGAGGCATTACTCCCATGTTCTTCGCCATTTCAGCGATTAAATCGAAAGCATCATCCCAACTGATGCCGAGGGCAAGGCTTACAGCTCTAACGGAACAGTCCTCAACGTTGTTTGCAATCGGGTTCGCGTTGTACTTTATCCACATTTGGAAACACCTCTCTTTCAACCGATGCAACATAGTTTTCAAGGCTGTTTATATCGCTGTGTTTTTCAAAATCACAAACCATTGAAACGGCTTCATGTGCTGATATTCCGCAACGGCGCAATCTTTCTGTATATTCACTGTATCTCATTCTTAAATTGTATAATTCAAAGCGTGTACTTTCGAGGAAGTAAAAAGGAAATTTTAGGGAAAGAAAAAAGCACCTGCAATAATGCAGATGCTTTTTCCCATACTGAAGGAGGATTTGAAAATGACTAAGGTTTAATCCATTATGCCTGTTCCAACGTGTGAAAAGATTATGTTTTCATTTTTATAAATTATATTTCTAATCTGACGCGGTGACAAGTCGAATTCTTCGGATAATGGCTCTATCAAGATACCATCAATATAGCGGCGTTTCAAAATGGCTCTGTCGCGCTGTGAGTGCACAAAATCATCAATAACCTTCTCGATTTCAGAATTGGAGTAATTGAGATTTTTCATTTCCTACGCTTGCCCTTCTTAACGACTCCCGTTCCGTGGCACATATTGCACCGAACTTTCCCCGTGTTGCCACCGTATTTTCTTGTTGCTTTTCGAATTTTAATTGTCTGTCGTGCCATTGATTATATCTCCATCGTTGCCGATATAGTTGTTATAACCATCAGCATTATCCTGTGTAATTGTTGTTTCGGTGATTTCAAACTGTTGCACATAATATATCCATGCTATATTTGTGGATATCAGCATTATAACCAAAATTATACACAATATCCACAATCTTTTATTTATTCTTTCGAACCTTACATTTATTGATTCGAAAGCTATATAACTTATCTTTTCATTATCCATAATTCAATCTAGGAGAGTGGGGGC